TACTCCAGCCATACTGATTGCCGCGAGGATGGATGGTGAACACAGCCTTAGCTTCTGCACCGGGCTGTGAATCAATTTGGAATTGACAAACACGACCATTAAAAGCATAAGCCACAGTATTCGTTCCATCATAAGCCGCCACCACATAGGTACGGTCTACCAGACCAGAATAAGCGTCAGCACGAATTAACAACAAACCAGCATCTGATGGATTCCATGCCGCAGTGATGGTCAAGGAAGTCGGTGCTGATTGCGTTGGAAGTTTGTCGCTTTGACGTGAGCCAGCAACCATAAAGCTAGCTACTGCGTCATCCTGACCAAAAACAGGGACTGCCTCAATAGTTGCCAAGGCTGTGCCTGATGCGCCCGTGCCGCCAGCGGATGTGCCGACCAGCGTTGCAACTGAAGCTGTCCAGACTGCCAAGTTTGCAGTGCTGAACGGTGATGCGCTTGTCTGCATCCACATTGATGCGACAAAGCCCGGTAAAATTTTTGATGGTAATGCCATGTTTGATTCTCCTGATTAAGCGGTGTTTGTCCAACCATATTGATTGCCACGGGGATGCAAAGTAAAAACTGCTTTTGCTTCTGCACCCGGTTGCGAGTCAATCTGGAACTGCCCCACGCGTGCGTTAAAGGCGTAATTGACTGTGCTTGTGCCATCGGTAGCTTGAACCACATAAGTGCGGTCTATGAGGCCGCTATATGCGTCTGCGCGTATCAGCAACAGCACTGTATCGCTTGGATTCCAAGCAACAGTAATTGTCATTGAAGTAGGTGCGCTTTGTGTCGGCAACTTGTCCGATTGGCGAGAGCCAGCAACCATGAATGAAGCAACTGCATCATCCTGCCCAAAAACAGGCACTGCTTCCACTTGCAACAGATTGCCAGAAATAGTAAGCGGTGAAACGCTTGCAATCAACGACAGTTGTGCGGTGGTCAGGGGCGTTGGTGTCGATGCGGGTTGCACATACAGCGATGCCGTAAAACCCGGTAAAACTTTCGTTGGTAAAGGCATTTTGTTTCCTTCCGATTGATTGCTGAACTTGTCTTATGTTGGTATGTCGAGCGTACAGTCTAGGAAGACTTGCGCCAGTTTGTCATCGTTATCGTAGCTGTTGTAAAGCCAAGTCACATCTGCTTTGGCAATCCAAAAGCCATTGGTCGCACCACCAAACAAACCACTAAACCCATGCAAGGATTGTAGTATCTGATTGGAAATTGTGAAACCATCTTCTATTTGTTGCGTAAAAATACTGATTTGAAAAGTCGGACGGTCAATGCTTTTATTTGATTGAGTTTGTCCAGTAAATACTTCTTGGTGAACATTTCTTAACATCCAAGTTAGAAACTTTGGTTCAATCGCAAAATTTCGGTTAAAGGTTGCGTACACAGGCACAGGCGTGACAATGCTGTTTAGTTGATACTGAATTGCCTTGGCATATTGAACCGGATTCTGTTGTGTAGCCATTAGACAGCCACCACAGGGTCATTGCGTACACACATAAGCATGGCGGTCATGCGGTCATCCGCTTCACGCACATTGTCAATTCGCCAATCAAAACCGCGCCAAGTAATTGAATAAGCATTCTGATTGTCAATGATGATTTTCAAATTGGGCGTGTAGTTCAAAGTCATTTGCACAATGTCCGAATACACACGGTATTTGTCGGCAATCTTTACATGATTTGCCACGGAATGAACCCTTGCGCGAGTGTTAAACCAAAGCGTTTGTGTTGTGCTTTGTTCGCCAAAGTCACTTGCGCTAAACGACAAAGTGTTAACCGCAATGTTTTCAAATCGTGCGATTGCCATGTTTTACCTCACATGACAAGTGGTTTGTAACTGCGAAGCAATGTAGCCACGCCAAAAGGAATCGGCTTGGCATTTCCATCGGTTGTATCACTTCGATTGTTGTACAGGTGCGTGAACAACAGCAATCCAGCTTGCTTAACAACTTGATATGCGGCAATCGGGTTGGCGGGTGCGACATATTCGCATGACACAGGGCTGGTCATATTGCTGTTTAAATCGCTTGGTAGCGTCTGCAAGACTACTTTGTTGCCGCTGTTGTCGTAGTAGTATGTTGCAGGGTCAACGGTCGTTAAAACAGGCGGTGTTGCATCGTTGTAATACTTAACATTCGTGATGGTCACGCCGCTTGCTGGAGTGGAATTGTTCTGCGATACCTCTGGCAAATCCAAAGATAAAGGTGTGCCGTACAAACTTGCCGCGTTGTAATACACCCGATAGCTTGTGGCAAAAATGCTCATGCCTAAATAATCTTCAATGGCTTGGCGAGTTGCCAATTCCAGACTGCTCAGGTATGTGTCTTGACTTGTGTCACCAAACAAGTTTAACTGTTGGCGTATTTCAGCCAACGTCAACCATGCGGTCGTGTTATCCCGCGCAATCTGTTCAATCTTTTCGTAATTGAATGGATTGCGGGTCGGCGCACCAATGTTTAAATAGCCAAGTTGGTCAACAGGCATTTTTAGACACCAACCAAACGAATGCCAGCAAACGGGTCGCGCACAGTACTTGCAAGACGTTTCTCGCCGTATAGGGTGATGAAACCGGGCGCAGTCTGGTCAAACGCTTGAATGGTCATTTCTTCCACATCAGCAATGGTGACAAAACGAGGCCAGTTCGCCAAATAGATGTTGAATTTTCCTGAACCTGTGGTTTGCATATACGGGTTTGGAATCACAGGGAATCCAAAGATATAGACAACAGCACCTCCATCGCCATCACCGACTTCAGCAAATTGCTTGATTGCAGTTCCCGCGCCCAAGTTGCGTAGTTCATGAATTGTCTGCGGGTGCATCATCCATGCTGTGCCGGGCAGTGTCCAATATTGAGCAGGGAACAAACGCGCCATATCGGTGATGTCAGTATAAGCAACTGCCGCCCCCGCTTGTGTATATGTTGCAATGCTGTGGATGCCGTTTGTGATTGCTGTGCCACTTGTGCCAAAAGCCGAAGCCGCCGCGCTGGTGTACATATTTAAACCGCGCAAGCCGTTTGTTCCACCTGTTGTGGTGGTAGTTGAGCCAGCTTGGTCGTTATTGATAATCATGGATTCAGCTTCAGCCGCACCAAACTCAGCCGCCAAATCTTCAACCAAAGTTTCATCTAAATAATTTACATCAGTCAACACCGCACTGCGAATAGGCAACTGTGCCGTAATCACGCGAGTAGGCAACTGCCAAATGCTTGTGTCTGTGCCGGGTGTTCCGCTGTCAGGCGTGAACGTATAGCCCCAAGGGTTTGCTTGTGTGGTTGCGTTACCAGTTTTTGCAACAAACTGCACCGCACTTTGTCCAGAGCGAACAACAGTTCTTGCCGCTTGGCGAATAGGATTTGCAAAACGCAATGCCGCAAATGCGTCATCAAATAATGTGCGTCCACCAACATTACTGCCTGAACCTGTAAGGGCAGATGCTTCGCGCAAATCAATATTGATTTTGTCGCCTGTTTCTAAAGTCTGTTTAATGCCTGTCAGGATTCGTTCAGTGATGCTCATGGTGTTTCCAAATAAGGTTGCAGAAAAAAGGGTGGAGGCAAAACGCCCCCACCCAAGGCAACAATCAGGTTGATGTGCCAGTAGAGCGATAACGCACACCAGCATTCGGGTCACGCACAGATGTAGCCAAACGCTTTTCACCATAGAACGTGATAAATCCGGGGGCTGTCTGGTCGTAGCGGCGCATAACCATATTCAAACGGTCTACGATTGTATGGAAGCGACTCCAATCAGCGAAGTACATAGGGTACAAGCTGTTAGTGCCAGCAGAGCCTGTGGTGGCTTGTGACGGGTTGTCCAAGTACTTGTTCATTACAACATCAAAGCCCAACAGTTGACCGATGATGCCATCAGGATTCAGTGACTCAACTGAATTGAAGATTGGGCGACCATTGGTGTCTTGCAGACCACGAATTGCTTGAGCCAAAATTGGATTGACCATGAACTTAGCGTTCGGTGTCCAATATTGCTGTGGCAATGCGTAGATGAGGTTGATAACGTCTTTGTACTGGATGGCATTTGCGCCAACAGTGTTCACGTTTGATGTCAACTGGTCATAGGTTGCCAAGCTGTGCAAGCCTGTGGTTGAACCTGTGCCTGATGTACCCAAAGCCGCTACAGAACTTGTGCCGCCTGTGTAGGTAGCATTTGAACCAGCGTATTGGTCAAGACCACGCAAGCCGTTTGTGCCGCCGTAGGGGTTAGTGCCAGACATTGCCGCTTGGTCATTATTCTGCACCATTGACAGGGCTTCGCTCTGTGAGAACTCGACCAACATATCATCGACCACGTTTGCTTCCAAACCATCAATGTCATCCAGCGCGGCTGTACGAATTGGGAATTGGACGTTCAAATCTTGCAACACAAGTTGCCAAATTGAAGTGTCTTCAGTGGTAGTTGAGCCGTTGTTCTGGATGGTATATCCCCAAGCCGCGCCAGCGTTACCCGTTTTGATGCGGAACTGATATGAAGAACCATCAGTAGCAACAGTGCGAGAAATGCCGCGCATAGGGTTAGCCAGACGCAGAGCAACAAACGTAGGGTCATAACCTGTACGACCACCTTGGTTATTACCGCCAGCAGTCAATGCGGAGGCTTCGCGCAAGTACGCATCGTATTGGCTTTCATCTTCAAACAGTTTCAGTTCTTTTTCAACTGCACGACCATTTTTGTAATAGTTTGCAATTTGTTCTTTCACAGCACGATTGACATCACTGCGAACAGTTTTGGCTGGTGCGCGAATAATTGCGGGTGCTTGAACAGTTGCCAGTTTTGCTTCAAAGGCAGAGAATTTCTCAGCCATTTCAGCTTGCACGGCGGCAATAGCTTCAGGGATTTTTGCTTCTACTGCTGAGACTGCTTCGATTTGTTTAGCTTCGATAGCGTCCAGCTTCTCAATGATTGCTTGGGACATGATTAACCTTTCAGTCGTTTATCTAGGGATTTAGACAACTCGCGCATTTCTAATGCTTTGAGAATGTCAGCTTCGGTCACATCCACATCGGACTCACTCTGTTGTGGCGCAGTTTCAATAGGTGTTTGGATTACTTCACGCAATTCCAAAACTTTCTTGAATACAGATGCGGAAGTGACCGCATCTTTTTTGGAAATCCCTGCTTCGCGCAGAGCCTTTTCCAAATTCTTTAAATTGGCAGAACCATCTTCGCGGAAATATTCCAACTTAGAAACTTCTGCTTGTGGGTTGTTCGGGTACATCACCACGCTGACTTCACGCAAGCCGCCTTTGGTGATTTGAAAATAACCATCTTCATAAGGGTCATCACTGCCAACAGTCATGGGTGTGCCATCTTCTTTTACCCATTGGTATTGTTCAGCGTATGCACCGATTGAAACACCGCCAAACATATTGGGCGATTCAGTCATGATTTGATACAGGTCAGAACCAGAAGTGGTGTTCATGTACAGGCGACCTGATGCGGTCATGCCATCATCATCAAACTCAAATGAATGCCATTCGCCAACAGGCATTGAATCAGCGGCGTGATTCAAAAACATCGGCAGTGGTTTTCCCTCTGTGCTGAATGACTTTGCCCAATCCATGAAGCCTTCGGGCTGATAATTAAATTTGCGACCATCTGCGCCTTCACGTGCGCCCCATGTGGTGACTCGCGCTTCAATCTTGCCAGTTGGTTCTTTGTTTGCGTCCGGTGCTTCTGTTACCAGTTTCGCTTCGCAAACCATCATCAAGTTTTTTGTCATGAATTACCTCATCGACTTTTGTTCGGTCAATGTCTTGTATTGTTTTGGGCGGTCTGCCGCGAAGCGGCTTCCCTCTAGGTTTGTAATCTTCCAATAATCCTACCACTTTTTGAAAAATGGTAGTCATTTTATTTGCCAATGTTCATCTTCTTGGTTTGATTGCCGCCACCGCCTCCGGTGTCCTGTGGGCTTGAACCAGCAATTTGACCAGATTTACCACCCGATTTTTCCAATTTGTCGCCACCATCTATGTTTGGTTTGCCCAAATATTCACGCGCTTCATTGGGTGTCATGATGCCAGCATCAACACCAGCAGTAACATAATTCATCTGGTCAAGTGGTGCGCCCTTAAGGAAATCTTGCGTGTCAAATTGCACGCACAGATTTGGGTAACCCTTGAACAATGATGCCTTGAGTTTTTGCTGTACGTTAACAATGATTGGGTACATGGTGGATTTGTAAAACTCATCCAGCATGGTCTGCGTGTTGTTATATTTCTGGTCGCCAATGTGAAGCATTGCGGGTGGTACGCCGTACAAACCACAAATGCGTTTCATGGTCTGCATCTTTAAATTGGCAAGGTCAGTGTCTTGCAAACTTAACATTTTCAACGGTTCGTATTTCATGCCTTGGTCAAGCAACATTCCTTGACCCGGCTTGCTTTTGTCCGTTTGCTGACTGCCGACCATGCTTGACCACGCTTCTTTCAGTCGTGCGGAAATTTCTTTGTACTTGGCATCTGGAATCACATTCTCAGTGATGAACATTCCGCTTGGCTTTGCGCCATTAAGCATGACGTAATTGGCGTACAGGTCAATGTCTTGGTCAAGACCAACAAGTTCAGCCGCCAATATGCCTTTATTAAAACCCGCTGAACCCTGCCATGCCATATCCTTACAGTGCATAACTTGATGCGCCGCAAGTGGTTCTTCTTTGTTAAAGCCGTAGCTTGGCGTTGACAGGCGATAGCTTGGGTAACGTGTGGGCGTGATGGTGACCGCAATTAACGTGCTGTCCAATTCGTACATTTCCAGCGGTGTCTGTGTTGGGTCGTTCTGGTCTTTTCTCCACCACAGCGTGAACGCTTCACCGAGAAGCTCATGCCACATCATCCATTGATACCAGTATTCGTAGGCACTCTGAAAATTATTTGGTGTTGTCAGCAAAGAATAAACTTGCTTGGCTTTGATTTTATCGCGTACACCTACTGATGGGTCAGTTAATGCGTTGACGTATGTGCCATCTTCAGCCAATGCCATGATGTTGATAGGCAGTTGAGACATTGCTCTTGCCTTTGCACCCACGCATGACATCACTGTGCTGTTTCGCGTAAGCATTGACGTATCAACAGGCCGACCAGCATTGGTGCTACTGGCAGTTGTGACGTACAGAATCTGCGTATTTACTGTCGCATTCTTATTATTTCCTTGGTAAACGATATTGTTACCAAGCGCAGTTTGACCAAAAAGTGTATTGGATTCTTTGGAATCTTTACCTTTGCCAATGAATCTATCAAAAATTCCCATGTTTCACCTTTAAAAAGTGCGGAATCCAAAACCACTCATTGTCGGATTGTCCAGTGAACAGTGCATCGCAATGATGAGCGAGATTATGCCATCAACCTTGGCAGATTTGTCATTTTCATTTTTTCGCACCTTAACATTACCATTTACGTCCACATAGACTTCGCAATTCCCAAGTTGCCATCCAACAAATGGATTGCCGTCATGCTTAACACCGTAATTCATAATCAGCTTTTCAACGTGCTTGCTTGGGTTACTTAACACCGCCATGCCTTGCCCGACTTTCTTAACAGGCAAACCAGCTTCATGTAACCGCGCAACCAAACTGGCGGCGTTGTATGCGTCAAATCCAATTTCCTTAACATCGTATTTGGCGGCTTGCCCAATGATGTAATCACTGATTTCACGGTCATCCATCACATTGCCCTGCGTGATGTGCAAAATGCCGCTGTTAACTGCAACCCTAAAAATATCAGAATAATGTTTTGGCACAAGTTCTAAACCATCTTCAGGCAAAAAGAATTTAAATTCAGCTTCATAGTCATCATCAGCAAATCGTTTCAGCGTACACACAGCATTCAAGTCGCGGGTTGCCGCCAAGTCAAAACCAATATAAACCGATTCTGGTGCGCGTTCTGTTTTAATTAGCGCACGGTCATCATCCCAATATTCACGGTCAAGCCAAGCAGAGTTTGCACTTACATAAATGTTAAGCGTCTTGCAAAGGAATTCATTCAGTGCGGCTGGTTTGTGTTTTGCCTGTTCTGCGCGTTCAGCAATCGCATCTTCATAAACGCTAATGCCGTGCATCGGGTTAGCTTTTGCCCATGTTTTTGAATCTCGCCAATCATCGCCAGGGTCAAGCCCATATAGCAGACCGAACCAACGCGGATTGTCGGTGGCTTCGCCCGTCAGCATATTTTCCAGCATCTGCATATCTTCAAAAAACTTGGTGTCTTTTGTAAAACTGGCTGTGGTGATGTAAACCCTTAATGGATTTTTACGCGCAACCATGCCCGAATGCAAAACTTCAATAGCGTTTCTGTCCACAATCTGTGCGGCTTCATCAATGATGGCGCAGGATGGATTCATGCCGTCACCTGTCTTTTTGGTGTCGCGGCTTAACGCTTTAAATTTGGTTTGACTGTCGCCTGTTTTGGTTATTTGATTTCGCTGTACGTTGTAAAGCATTGCAACATCGTGTGGCATATTTTCCACAAAACCTTTAGAAGCATCAAAAACAATGCTTGCTTGGTCGCGTGTGGTTGCCAATGTGTAAACCTCTGCGCCAGCTTCGCCCCATTGCAGTTCATACAAAGCGATGACCGCGGTCAGCGTAGATTTTCCTGCTTTACGCGGAATAAACACAATGACATCAGTGACCATGCGCGTTTTTGGGTCGCGCTTGTTTCTAAACCCATAAATGGCGCAAATGATAAAAAGCTGAAACGGTTCAAGCAATAACGGCTTGCCAGCGTCTGGGCCTTTGGTGTGTATCAGTGTTTGAGCGAATTCTAAAAAATGCTCAACGTAAGGAATATGAAATTCCCAAGCCCATGCGCGGTCTTCTAGTTGATTTAAAAATCGTTGACAAGCCAAGCGTACATTGCGACAAACTGGAATTCTGCCTTTGGCAACATCCACGGCATACATGATGCCATCTTCGTAATTCATGGGCCGTTAAGCAGTCGCGAATATTTGCCGCCTTCTTGCTTATTGGTAGCAAGGCGACCGCGAGGTGTTAAACCAAGTTCATTCATTAAAACAATCGCACGACTTAACGCTTTGTCACCAGCAGTTAAAAACGGGTTTGGGCCAACAGTTGCGCCGTTGTTGAATTGCGTAATGATGCCGCCTTTGGCAACGCCTTTCATACATTTGATGTAAATATCCATTTGGTTTGCAAGTGCCGCTAAAACGTGTTTGTCTTGGTCAGAGCCAATGCCATATGTTTCCCAGAGAAACTCAGACGTTTCAGCAACAAATGCGTTTCTGTCCCATGCGTCAGGGTTGTCTAGCCATTCGGCTTTTGGTACACGCTTGCGAACAGATTCAGGCAATGCGCCGCCTTTGTGCGCGGATTTTGTGCCGTGTACAAGGTGCAATTCAGGTGGAAGTCGATTTGTCATGGCGGCATCTTAACAGGATTGTTGTTTTTTTGGGTGAACCCCCCTATTCCAACTCGGTTTGTGGAAATGTACCTGCGCGCTTGCTGAGTAGTAAACGACCAATTTTTAAGTTTATTCTGTGTGTGCGAAAGCCAGACAGTCAATTATCTTTTTAATAACGGTCAAGCGCCGTTTATATTCCATTGGGCCATGAAGTAACCATAGTCTGCCTGTGTAAGGGTCTGTATGCCGTCCTGAGCGTAGTATTCATAGCTTCCCTTACGTTCTTGTCCTGTCTTGTAACTGTGGCATTCATGACATAGTGATTGAAATAGGTTATGCAGGAAAGCGTGTTCACCTATTTGTCGCCAAGGAAATACATGGTCAACATGGTTGGCTACATTAACATGACCACGTGTTAAGCATGATTGGCATAATGGTTGTTTGCTTAACTGTGTTCGTCTTATCGTGCGCCATGCTGGATTGCCATAAGCATTATCTTTGCCTTCATTCGTATGTTGCATACCACCATGGTCTAAACAAAACCCATTAACTCTACTCCGTGGTTGTTTGCAACCTAATTCGTTGCATAAAGTATTGCTAGGGTATGTTGGCATTTATACTTTCTTATGCTTTTCATCAACAATCTTAGGAACTGCATTATTCCAATTTATTCTATGATGCAATCTTTTATCTGTTCTACCCATTAGGTCAATTTTGCAGCAACTTGGTGAAGCCATTACACTATAAAATGACTTAACATAAGTGCCGTATTTTTTATAGGCTTCTGTATTGCCACCAGCATTTGATTGAGTCTGTAACTGTACCAATGACAAATTAGACACTTGAAAAAATAGCTTACCTACCTTGCCCAATGTTAAGTATGTGTTTACATCGTCATTCATTCTTCCAATGAAGATAACATCATCTGATTTGTCTTTGTTAACTTTAAAGACAAAGCTATTCATTGCTTTTCTTTTAAATGTGTTATTTTTAAAGGCATTTGCACCGCCAATGAAATCACCACCTTGAGCAAAAGCTATTGTATTAGCACCAGTTTCATCAAGACAAACAATCATTGCATTTAGAATTTCATCTAAATTTTTTATTTGTATACCTCGTAATGAATGCTTATCTATAAATCTATACTGAAATTGCGTATAGTCATCTTCGTATTCAAAAAAATAATCTAATTTTAATTTTCTTGCTATGTCGTAACAGGCATTACGGGCATAGACAATTACTTTGTTGCCTTCAAAGTTATCCATTATGTCAAAACTGTCTTGGTAATGCTTTTTGCTGAATACAATCACTTGTTCTTTGTATTTGGCTTTGTATTCATTCAATGTTTTATCTTCGTCATCTACTATGATGAAAATTTTTCCTGTATATCCTTGTTTTCGCAAAGTTTCATAGGTAATGACGTTATCCGGTCTACCATGCGAAAGAATAAAAACAGCATAATTTTTATTTAGATTCATTTTTAATCCTACTGCTACTGTAATTGTGCTTTCTTTTTAGGTAAACGATTTCTTTTTCTAATGTTTCAATCGTATTTTTTAATTCCCAATCATCATTCTTATGGTCTTCACCTAAAAAGTAAACATCGTAATCCAATGAAACAAAAATGTCTTGGTCTTTGTCAATGTTTTCGTATGGAATAACTTCATCAACCCATTTGACTGCTCTTAGTTGCATATATCGTTCATAGATAGATTGCTGTGGATTTTTGTAATTTGGTTTGCAATGAAGCCCAACAATTAAAAAATCACAATGTTTCTTGGCTTCTTCTAAAGACAACACATGACCTGAATGCAGAATGTCTGCAACCATAGGAAAAAATCCAATTTTCATTTTTTTACTCCTTACTGTGATTGAATGTGGTGTATAGGCTTTACAGTTTTTGATATGCAAATCATAATATGCTTTGTGCAGTGGCACTTTAGGGTAATCAAAACAAAAAAGCAACATCTTAATTGTTCCACTATGCGCCACAATCAATATTTTTTTATTCTTATAATTTTTTTCAACTTCATCTATAAAATTTTTAACTCTTGCAAAAAATTCTTGCTTGCTTTCAATATTGAATTTTTTAATGAATTTTAAATCTTCGCTTTTTAATAATTTTTCACTGTTTAAATGTTTGCCTTCTAACAAGCCTTTGCTTAATTCTTTTAATCGCCCATCGTAATGAATTTTTGTATTCTTATGATGTAACAAAATGCTATATGCTGTTGATTTAGCTCTTTTCAGGGTTGATGTAAAACACAAATCAAAATGCTCATGCTTTAATTCCTCTGATATTTTTTTGGCTTGTTTGATGCCAGTATAGTTAAGCGGAATGTCAAACTGACCGTGCATAATGCCGTTTTTGTTCCAATATGTTTGACCATGTCTGACAAAGATGTATTCATTCTTCATCTTCATCAGTTTCGTTTAAATCAAACATATTGTTAATTTCATTAGTCAGCCTAACAAAGCCATTTTCTACTGCTTTATCAAAATCAACAATAATTAATGCACTATTTTCCATTAACTCTTGGCATTCTTTAGATGAATGAGCATAAAAGTTAGCAATTTTAGAATAATCAAAAACGATATGGCGCGAAGCTGCTGTCATTAAAAACTGTTTTTCTTCTTCACTTAACTTACTATCTTTTATGGATACGATTAAATCCATCGCTTTTTCATCATTGTATAAATCTGTTGTCTCAGGCTTAACATCTGATGGTTCATAAGTAGGCGAATTTATATTTTGTGTGTAAATATTTTCTTCTTCGTCTTTTTCTTCTTGAAACAAATCGTTAAGTTCAGATTGGTCAAAGCCTAAAATTTCTAAATCAAAGCCTACATCTTTTAAGTCGCTGATTTCAAGCGCAAGCATTTGATTATCCCAACCACTATTTAAAGCCAATTTATTGTCAGCAATGATGTAAGCGCGTTTTTGATGTTCAGTTAAGTGAGCTAGTTCAATAGTTGGCACTTTGCTTTCGTTTAGCTTTTGTGCCGCCAAAACACGCCCATGACCAGCAATGATGCCATTCTCTCCATCAAGCAGAATTGGATTAGTCCAACCAAATTCTTTTATGCTTGCCGCTATTTGTGCGACTTGGCCTTCATCATGTGTGCGGCTGTTTCTTGCGTATGGAATTAAATCTTCTGTTTTTTTGTAAACAATCTTTAGCTGTGCTGTCATGTAATGTCCTTTTGTTAAGCCAAGAATCTTAACTTATAAAGTGTGCTGTTAATCAAATTGGCAATGTTGTCAACTTCATTTTGCAATTCGCTATCTTGCGGAAAACCATTTGCCCTGCGTAATGTTGCAACTTCATCGCTTAAATATGTTAAGTATGTAACAGGGTCTTGTTCTGGAAATAAAGCGGCGATTGCCGGGTACTTTGTCAGCAAGCCATACTTGCCTTGGAATGCTTCAATAAAGCTGTCTACAAGGTCGCCAATGCCGTCATAGAACGCACCAAGTGCCATGTGCTGACTGTAACTGCGGCTTTGCAAATGCAATATGTGTCCAGTGGTCACGCTGTTAAGCAAACACATTGTGAAATCCATCACGGGGTCGGCTTTGCTGATTTCTTGAATGCTTGCAGTAAATTTGACCATGATTTTCCTTTAAAGGTTGTTGGCTACTCTCTGCACTGGCTGACCGCCGTTCCGCAATCCCCTGTACCAGCATCCGCTTTCACCAACACGGCTGGGGACTGGCAGGTTCCCTACCCTGAATATGGGACTGCACCCACGACTTCAGTTCTCGGCAATCCCCATGCGTGTTAGTTGTTGATGTCTGGGCTTGATACCAGATTGACAGCCCACTAGCCGCTGTCGCCGGTTGGTTGAGCGTCCTCAGAGCCAACTCCAATTTTCCTGTCAGTACCTTCGCAGTTCAGGCCATGCCGTATCCGGCAACCCTGTATCGAATGTTTTCTGCACCGTACCTAGCGTGTCCATCCACGCCGCACCAACACAAATAAAGACTGTACAGGCAGTCTAGGGCTTCTTCTCTCCCTGCCCACGGCGTAGCATCCTTTCGGTCTGGCCCACCGCAATCTTCATGCGTGTTAGTTGTTTCACCAACAAGTGTATGGACTGTTATGGGTGCGACCCATGCAGAGCATCGGGATGAATGACTTGGATTCGGCTAACTTGCAAGACACCTTACCTCAGAGGTCACATGACCGACTTCTTCCTGCCAATCCACACACTTCTTAATGTTTTGTTAATTATCCACCAGCGGGTCAGGCGAGTCAATGAGTATCATATCCCGCTTTTGCAATTCAATCCATGTGCTTTTCAATGCGTCAAAAAACATCTTTTGCTTTTGTTCTTTTGTTAACCTGTGTCCAGCATCCAAGTCATGATGGCAAGCAAAGCATAAAGCCGCCGTAAAGTGGTCAGATGCCTTTATGCCGCGCCCTTTACCATGAGTTGCCATGTTGCTATGGGCGGCTTGCGTTTGCCCGTCTAAACCGCAATGCTGACACGGCAGTGACGCAACATTTTGCAAGTGCTTTTTACTGCGCCAATATTGAAATTTTTGTCTCATGTAATGTGTACGACCCGATGATTGTTGGAACGAATGTAGTTAATGGTTTTTTCAATCATACGTTCATATTCAGACCGACTGATGCTGGTGCGTTGTAAATCGTGATATTCGTACAATTCTTTTAAGTAACGAATGCCTGTGCCTGTTAAGCCCATCTTGCGGGTTTTTTCGTACCTGTGCGCCGCCGCTTCCATTTCCTTTTGCACAATTTCACACACTGCAAGCACTTCAATGCCAATGCCGTTTGTCGCCATCGTTTCGGCAATGTTAAGCATATCCACCAGCACTCGCCAATCGCCTGTTGTAGCGTTACCCTTGACCATGCTTTCAATCGCGCTTAATTCATTCAAGCGCAGTCTGTCCAGCCTGTCTTCAGGCGTTATTGCCGCCCCATGCAAAGCGTGTTCAATGGGGTTAACTTTTGCCCATATTTTTCTGCGACATTGTTTTCTCATGTTAAGTCAACGCCATTTTGTGCCGCCCATGCAAACAGAAATTCAATAAATTCACTGCCCTGTTCTTTTGTTAACTTTCTGCTTTGCAATCCAAGCTGAACAATGCCTGTGCCGTCAAGACTTGCAACAATTCTGCCTTGCGGCAAATTGGCTTGCTTTGCAAATTCATGCAACAACAACCTTTTCCAATCCTCAGCGTCCCATCGTGCGCCTTGATGTTGTGCTTGCTTGGCAATCTTGCCAATCATTGCGTGATACATCTCCTCTTGGTCGCGGGTTTTGCTTTCGGCTTTGATTTCCATTGTTAAGCATTTGCCAGAATCCAAAGCTGTTTTTATTTTTCCCCAAACTGCCAATATCAATGCGTGAGCCTGTTTGCTGTTTTCAAGTTTGTAAATCATTTTTGTCCTGTAATATTTTTAATGCTTCATCGGTTGACTTAACAATGTGAACTAAACCTAACCAATTTTGATGCCATCGAAGCTGATCTTCTGTCAAAAGCCGTGCTGATGGCGGTTTGTTGCCATCTTTGACTTCTATCAAATAATTGATGCCACGATAACCAACCAGCAAATCGGGAACGCCTTTGCCTGTTGCCGCCAATGATTGAACGCTTGCGCCAAATCGCCGCAATGCGTTAACGACATCATTTTGATTGCTGTCCGTCTTTGCCGCTTTTCTCATTCATTGCTTTCGTTAAGTCATCAGCGATGCCAGCCCATAAACCGTTTGGGTCAGCATCAAGTTTCTTCGCCCTGTCCCAAGCATATTTTTTCGCGCCGTTCATCGAAGCCATCCAAATCAGATGCTGTAAGGTTTTCTGGTACTCGGAGATCACCTGTTTGCCAAAGGGCTTTAGTGATTTCAATAATAGTTCTGTAATGGTTTCCATCTTTTACTTCATCCAAAATTTTGTTTGCTTGTTGATTTGTCATTTTTTTCCTCGCAATTCAGCAAGGCGGCGTTTGGCTTCTGCAACCACTTCAGGGTCAACAGGTGTCGGGTTGTATGCAATTTGTTTTTCATCGCGTGGGATAGCAGGGCCAGCATTACAAAATTCGCGGAACTTTATTGCGCTTGGCACAAAGTCGCCGTTCAGTCTGTCAATCGCATAATCCATGCTTGGGCGATATGTTAAGAATCTTCCAAGCTGTTTTTGCCATTCAGTGCGAACATTTGCAAGGTCGATGCCGTCCCAATGTCGGGCAAAGTTTGCGCCATAAATTGCACTCATGCGCGTGAAGATGTAATCAAAGCCAGCATCAGCATCACACCAATCGTTTGGGTTCAGCATTGACCACCTCCAATGTGTTGTTGTCGGGCTTTGCCCAAAATGGTGCTGGTTTCGGCCCCGACATTCCTCTTGTTAACAAATTCATGTTTGTCGCGGCTTTTTGTGTAGCAGTCTGTTTGCCAGTGACCCAATCAGCTTTAAAACCACGCCAACCTTGTGCAACGCATTCTGTTAATGCTTGCTCAAGTGTCCAGCCAGCTTTTGCCGCCTCTTGCTCAATGCGTGAAATTGCCGTCATGCTGATTTGCGCTTTTAATGTTTTGCGATGCTTAACAAAATCATTCCACACTGATGACGAAACGCCGTGAGGCGTGGCAACGATAGTTGCCTGTATTTCTTTATTTGGTTTATGGTTATTGGTTCTTGGTTCTTGGTTAGGGTTATCTTTAGAAACCATCTGGGTTTCTTCTGGGTTAGCGTTTGGGTTTGATTTAGGTCTGCCACCAAGTTTTCCAACAGCACGATTACGTTCAGCTTTTGCTTGATATGCCGCAATAGTTTCATCACATCTTTTGTGTCGCCAACAATCATTGGCAATATCCAAAACAAAAAATTCATTTAAAACAATTTGAACAACATCAGCATTGTTTGCCATGCGTATCCGTCTGGAAACCTCTTGGGTTTTGTTTGGGATTGGTTGTTCTTGTGTGTAATACAAATCAAGAAGTCGGCGAAATGCCAAATCTTCATCATTGCTTAAATGCGCTGTGTCGTGGATGTAATCACCCACATGAAAAGAATAATAAAACATAGACCCTCACATCATTTGGTCAACATCACAAAGAAACATCGGCAGGATGGTGATGAATCATCTTTTCGGGTTGCACTCCCTAGCCGTGCCTCAATTTTAAACTATTTTTTTAAACAGGTGTCAATTCTGCTGGTTGCAGTTCAATTTCCGCTGTGGGCGGTGCTGAATCAGCAAACCATTCAGGATGTGCTTGTCGCAAGCGGTCTATGCGCTTGGGTGGCAAAACCGCTTGATATTGAGTAACAGCCGCACGGCTGACCCCAAGCAAGCGAGCAAGTTTGGCTTTTGAGCCAGCAAGTTGTATTGCGATTTGTGTGTTCATGTTAACGATGATACCAGCAAGTTAACAAATTGTCTATTGTTAAGTTTGAAAACACGTGTTTTCAAAAATATTAACATTTTAAAACACAAGTATTAAAAAAAAATATTTTAAATAATTGTGTAAACCTGTTAAGTTTTGGTGTTAAGATACGTTCATCAACAAAAACAGTTGATAAAAACTTAACCAAATCAAAAGGAATTTAAAATGAAAATCACACAATCAAACATTATTGGAATGCACGTTGTTTTGAACGACAACCCTGATGCACAAGTTTACCAAATTTGTGCCAAACATGAATCATTGCCTGTATATGCTGTTGCATACTTAACATCAAATGGTCAAACACCAAGTTATTGGATTGATATTCGCGTAATGCAACCCGCCACACCATCACAAATTGCCAAATATGAACGCGACATTGACCGCATTTATTCGGGCGAAAACTTTGTCGCTTAACACAACTGACGAGGCGTAATGCGCCGAAACTGCTGTGAAGCAGTCTTGTGTAACTTAACAATCAAAGGAAATTAAAAATGGCTCATTTAATCGAAAACAACGCAATCACAGGCAAAGCAGAAATCGCTTTCGCAAACTCTACGCCTTGGCATGGCCTTGGCCAGCAACTAACCCAAGACGCACCGATAGATGTGTGGCGCAAAGAAGCAGGGCTGGATTGGGAAGCAAAGCTGTCTCCAATCATGTTTACATGGGATGGTCAGAATTATTCTGAAATGCCCAACCAAAATGTTATTTATCGCAATGACACAAACGCGCCATTAGGCGTAGTTACTGATCGCTACAAAGTTCATCAGCCAGCCGAAGTGCTTGAATTTTTCAACACGCTTGTGCAATCAGCAGGATTTACTTTAGAAGTTGCTGGCGCAATCAAAGGCGGCAAGCGCATTTGGGCACTCGCCAATGTGAATCGTGAAGCCGTTGTGTTGCAAGATGATGCAGTGCGCGGTTACTTATTGTTAAGCACATCATTTGATGGCACAGCGGCAACTATTGGTCAATTCACCAGCATTCGCGTTGTCTGCAATAACACGCTGTCAGCCGCAGACCAAGAACAAGCACCAAGTCGTGTTGTATTGACTCACGGCGCAGAGTTTGACCAATCGTTAATGCGTGACCGTTTGGGTCTTGTTGTCAGCGGGTTTGATGGCATGATGGACAAATACCGCAAGTTAGCTCGTCAAGGCGTATCCAGCGAATATGTACGCGAATTTACCAACAATCTTTTTCCTGCCGCATACAACCAACAAACAAACACATTCAAAGAATCTCGCGGCTTTAAGCGCGTTATTGAACTGTTTGACGGTGCTGGTATGGGTGCAAATAATTATGGCGTGTATGGCACAAAATGGGGCTTGCTGAACGCTGTCACGCAGTACGTTGACCATGAACGTGGACACAATGTTGATACGCGCATGAACAACGCTTGGTTTGGCAATGGCAACCGCATGAAGTCCCAAGCTGAAGAAATGTTGCTTGCCTAATTTAACCGCCCCTTCGGGGGCAAATTTAAAAGGATTAAAAATGACGCTGAATGTAGACATTGAGATAGTTGAATCACAAATAGAAAACAACGCATTGGGAATTCCTGCAAATGGTGTTCCAGAAAATGCTTTGTTAACCTTTTTGCAAATATATCCAAACATATCTGAAGAATGTGTTTTTCAAGACGGATTCAATTTTATTATTTGGACAGACGATGAAAACCCTAGTCAATTCTTTTCTAATGCGTGGGCAGTGAATCCAGCAACAAAAGAACAAGAATTCATTGCTTATTACGAATTTAAAGTAACACCAAAAAAGGATTAAAAATGTCTACCGATAAAAAAATTACCATGCTAGAAATTTATGAACGCCGTTCAGATGTGTGGGCAGGGCTTAACACAATTCACGAATTATTCCCTGTCATCAATATGCTTCAAGCCAGTTTAGACGGTGACAAGCCAATGGACAAATACCAAGTCAAGAATGTGCTGGATGCTTGCAAGACCATTCTGCTTTACGGTGGCGGCATGATTGAAGATTGGCTTTTTTTGGAGGAACAAGAACATGAAGCTGAATGAATATTTGCAAGCAACCGCAGTTGGCCTGATTTTGTCAGTGCCGTTTCTGATTGAAATTGTTAAGGAGTTGCTGAAATGAACACCCCACTAGCATTTCCAGCGCAATTTTGGGACGAACGTGCAACAGGCATGACATTGCGTGATTACTTTGCGGCAAAGGCTATGCAAGCGGCAATCACTGGATGTGCAACAAGAGGTGAAGTCGGTTTGTATTCCAATTGGGCAAATCTTGCCTATGACATGGCAGACGCAATGTTGAAAGCGAGGGAAGCATGACTTGGATAATTACCTTGAAATATCAAGTAGATGATGATTTGCGCCGCCGCGCCACTATTGAACAAAGAATCACCGATGAAACTGTTGACAATTCTTACTTTGATGTTTTGACTTGGCAGTTTGAACGCATGGTTGATGAAATGAAAAAGCAAATGCAGGAGAAAAAATCATGACTTGTTCATTTACACATCAACTATCAAATGGCGCAAATGCCACAGTGGTTTACAACTTTGTAGATGAAGATGAAACTGTGGGTTTGCAAGCAGAATTTGAAATTGAAGTTTTTCAAGATGGATTGGAGGTTACAAATGTCATTACCGAAAAAGACACCGCGCAAATTGAAACCGAAGTTGCATATCGTTGGAAACAGCACTGCGAAGATGAACGCCGTGAAGCCGACATATCCAGATGGGAAAGCCAGCTTGACTAGCTTGCCCTACACCACGCGCACTGGTCTACGGATTGGTGCGTACTACACACCGCCCA